TCACGGGTTTCTGCTCAGAACTGTGACATCCAGCACCGGAATATCCAGAGTCGGAGTTACTGAGGGTTTGCGATCATACGTCAGCACTTGCGCCTCTGTTTTGTGACCAGAGAACAACTGCTTTTCTTTACTGCTTCCGTCGTAGTCTGAGATCCCCTTCGCTTTTAAATCGTGAAACGTTCCCGTAATCGGGTAGCCCAGTTTTTCACTTGCCGCCGCCCTGGCTTTACGCCAGATATCGTTAAATCCGGTATAGCTGTATTGCCCACCATATTTGTTACAGACCACGAAATGTTGTCCTCCCAACGATTTCGCCTGCTCAAGTGCGAACATCAGTCGCTCTGAATACTGTTTGATCTGCTTTTTACCAGTCTTACCCTGTTGGATAAACAACCCCTTACTCATTACCTGATCCCACGTCAGCTTTCGTATATCGCCGATCCGCGTGGCGCACAGATAGGCGATCTCCATCGCGCACTGTAAAACGGGAGATGCCTCCTGATAAATTGCGATATATTCCTCGTCCGTGAAATAGTAGTCGCGTGCCTTGAGGGAAAATTTACTGACGCCCTGGCATGGATTCCCTTTTACATATCCGCGTTCGTATCCCCAGCGGAATACTCGCGACATACTGGCTTTTTCATGATTCGCCTGTGTTTTGCTTTTCAGCCCCCGCTTGTCCATATACAGCCGCACGTGAGCAGGTTTTATGTTGTCGGCTTTCATTTTCCCGAACGCTGCGAGTAATTTCTTCTGGTGCTGCAGATAATCCTTTTGTGTACGCTGACCGAGTTCCAGATAGTAGGTGCTGTTGAGAAATTTGTTCCAGAGTTTACTGAACGTCATGACATCAATAGCATCATTCAGGATCTCTTCGTATTTCACCCATACCTGAGCAATTGACAGATCATTAATTTTACCCAGCGTAATACACTCTCGGGGCGTTGGTTTGAAATAATAGCTGTATTTGTTTTTATAAACGCGGGGTGGCAGCTTATTATCTTCCGCGTTTTTTCGTGTTCTGCTCATCAGATTGCATCAAAATTTGGTTGTTCTTCTTCGGCAATCTGCACGGACCTTGCTCCGGACAGCGCAGCGTTTACATGCGTCCATGTGACGCGAGGTCGCCCATCGCGGCGTTTTACATAAGAGATCCCGGCACGGGTCAGGGCGCCGCATTGTTTTGACGGGAACTGGTAGCCGGTCAGTTCAACCAGTTCCTCGTCGTTTAACAGATCGTTCATGGTCCTTCCTCATTATGTAGCTTATTGCGTCATCTGCCACATGGCAGGCACGGGCAATATCAGACTCGGTCAAAGCCTGTTTCCTGACGCTGGCCGACAGTCGGCCAATTTTGATATCAAATGCGGAGAGCAGAGTTGCTCCCGGTTGCCATCGCAGCATTGTGATCCTCCTGGGTCTGGTGAATCGCAATGCTAGCGATGGTGAGTTTTTATTTCTGATTAGGCGTAATCAGTTCTGGTGGGGGGAATGCCGATTTCTCCCGCGTGACCTTAATGTTTTCTGGCAGGTGTAGCCCGAGTTCGCAGCGACTCCGTGCTTCAATAATGCCATTGGTACCATCGGCAAGTACCAGGTGAACCGCGTCACCACGCTTTAATGTGAGTTTAAGCATTAGCGTACCCTCAGCGAACGTTCGCCGCGTTCCAGATGTGCGCCTGGTACCGGGTTTAATAACTCGGCTGGTGGTGTTTCTCCACGCGCCAGTATTTCGGCGGCAACCGCCTCCGCAGATTCAATCACTTCTTTAATGGCTCGCTTGTTTGGTGTAATAACCGTTTCTACATCAACAAGTGACACGCCTTCATACTCATCCGGGATCTTATCTTTGCTATCGATAATTACCCGGATAGCCCCCTGTGCATCAGTAAATGTGTTTTTTGCGGTTTTTAGTTTATCCAGGCCAGCAGCTTGCAGGCAGGCGAGCATATGCTTCCGAATTGCTTTTTCCTTGCCTTCAAAGGACGTCTTACGGGTAGCCAGGCGAGACATTTCTTCAGCGCAGGTACTGGCATTGCCCTGTAAATTACGGCAGATGACCATCATGGCGTCCAGTTTGTCTCCCAGTTCTCCTTCCATACCTTCAAGCGTGTCGGCGATCATCTCTGGCGTCAGTTCGTCGGAGGTTTCTAACAGGTCAATCAGACTGGCATATTCTTTTGCAATAGCGATAGCAGTGCTCATGCTGTTTGCTCCTGTGCTGCGGTGAGGGCGGTGAGGCGTTCGGTTTTGATTTCATTCAAACGGCGCAGGCGCGAACCAAGATAAGTTGAATACTCCTTATCACCTTTGGATTCTGCGGCCTTGCGGTGAACTTCTACTTCCCGCGCAATAAGGCCATAGACTTTATTAACTTCATTGGGGGTTACGGCTGCAGCCAGTGTTTTGGCAACACCTGAGAGTCGTTCATCCAGTTCTTCACGCAGTCGGGTAGCATCCTCTGCTTTCTCGCTTGCCTTCTTAATACTGTATTCTGTATTCAGCTCGGCGGTGTAGGCACTATCGTTATGCATATCCATATAAACATCTGCCGCAAATCCCAGATGAGATAGTGCTTTGACGGTGGCATCAGTAAGAGACTTTTTGGAGGCCTCTTTTTCCATTACCAGTGCCCCTTTGTTATTTTTTGATATGTAATCCGTGTGGCCATATGACGGAATAAATCCTTTCACTCCGTTCCAGATGTACCAGAGATCTATCCGGATGGTGTGTACTGACAGGCAGAACAGGGAACCGTCAGCATCCCTGACAGGTTTTTGTCCAATAATTTTCCCTGTCTGATCCTGTATAGGTTCAAGTAATGGCACACCGCGATCCACTCGCTCCTCCTTGATTTCAACTCCCCAACCAATGCCTTCCATTCCCAGCACTTCAGTCGCACGCATCAAAATATATTGTGCGCGTATGGAGTGCAGTCCTGCACCGTAATCATTATGTGTGACATACGCAGGATCGGTCCGCTGAACGCGATTCCAGATAGCCAAATTTGCTTTGCTCTGGTCATCATTCATTGCTGACAGATAATGCTCCATGCGAATTGATGCAGTTTTTTCCTCGGCATGGGGCGGCTCAACCAGCGCGTCAACGTTCTGCACCAGATCCTTTACCTGCTCGCTAAGTTTTTCTTGTGGAGGAGTCTCTTCTGCCGGGGTAATAGCTGCAGGTTCCCTCTGTGAGACGGCGTTATTTTCAGGTACGTCATACACATGGCGAGGCGTGATAAACTGCTCACGCAACTGCTGCAAACTACGTTCTCCAGCATTTGCAGCTTCGCTTTTTTCACCCTGATTTGAGGGTGTTTCTGACATCATCCCATCAATTGAGAATCGCCCGCCGCCGTGGTTGGTGACTTTTACATCATCCTTTGGTGCTGCTTCCTTTGACTTCTCTTCAACAGCATTTGCATCACGCTGCCCGTTAGCTTGCAGCCAGTTGTCGATGTGACTGCGCAGGGATTGCGGGAAGTGGTACGTGTCTTTTGCGGGGGCGCTCTGAATAACACCGAATACTGATGCGCGGTCATAGGCAAGGATCTGATCCGTTGTGCGCAAGGCCATTGACCAGCGTTTAAAATCCTCCCGATCCTGGCTGATTATTTCGTCTGCCGCTTTCAGGGCGCTGGGGGAGATTTTTTCCGGGCCAACGGGTAACAGAGCGCAGGCAATTTCACGATCCAGTGTAGCGTGAGTCTGTTTGTAAGGACGTGCGGACGGTTTTACCTCCGGCAGCATTTCATCGCGTTTACCGGGATTCTCTACCCATTTTTTTATAAATTTGGAGATAGTCCAACTGGTCGGGTTTTGTTCCTGGGTATCGCAACTTGCCAAAATTGCATGTACCAGATTATTCAATCCAGCAATATGCATGTACTCGATGGGCTTACACGCCACCATGGCATCAAGAACGATGCGGTTAAACGCGTCAACCTCATCCTCACTGTCAGTATCACTGTTGTCGAGCATCTCCAGGTATTCACGCGTCTGCGCAAGCAATTCACTGTCGACTTCGTTGGCGTCGTGGCTGAACAGCAGAACGGCGGCGAATCGTTCACGAGCCGGCAGTTTCATCAGGTCGTTAACCTGTGCGATATCTGCTGAACCGCTATCTACAACGGGGGTGTTAACTACCCATTTTTCGCCATCAAAACTGTGTTCTGTGGCGAACGTCTCATCAAACTCACCAACGCCTGGGCGCGGTTGGCCCAGGGCATCTTCCCAGATTTTAGGTTTGAAATAGTTGTCGCCGTGGTCAGGGTAGGCTTCCCACAATTTGCCGATGATGATGTTCTCGGCAACTTTTTTGTTAGGGGCGTCGATGGCGATGGCCAGCGCCGGGATCGCGCCGTTTTTGAGCGCGCCTTTTTTCGCTTCTAACAAGCCGTTAAAAATGGTCATTGGTCTTTCCTCATTACAGGTCAGTGGTCTTTAGTAGGGGATTTCATCAGTATCTGGCGTGTATTCGATGCAAAGTAACTGCTGGATTTTGTCATCGATAGCAGCAATACGCTGTTGGGCGTCGGCGGCTGTATTCTGTTTTTGCTCACGCAGCTGCTCAACCTGTAAACCGATGATGTCGATTGGCTGGGGCTGGTTGACGGTAATTTCAATTTCGCGGCTTTCCAGAAGGATGTACCTGTCTGGAAAATTTTTTGACATATCAACTGTCGCAATAAACAGCTTTTCATGGCTGAAAGTTGAAGTTGCATAATGAATAAAGAGTGTTACTGGGATGGTGCGCGCTTCCATAGCGACTCCTTGGTGATGTATACTCAGAACCGATCAGCGAATATTGATCAGCTTCCATAGCGTCAGTGTCGTTGGTCTTTCCTCATCACAAGTTTGGTCACTTGTGATAAATCCGAATGGTTTGGTCGCCGTTCGGGGTAACTGGCCCGCCTTGTGCGGGTCTTTTGCTATCTAAAGGGTGCCGGTTACGTTTCCGGCGTCGTCATGTTTCCATCACGACCGTACAGGGCTGGTCTTTCCTGTTTTGAGCTGGTCAGGCTCATGGTCAACGCTGGTCAGGCGTGGTACTTCCTCCGGTCTTTCCCTGGTTTCACGCTGCGGGTTTGGCCTCTCCTGTTGGGGACTCAGGCACAGCGATAAAACCTGGCTGTGTGAAAAAATGGCCCATCGTGCGGACTGGGCAAAGACTAAACACAGCAAATTGATGATGGGCGCCCGGAATCGAACCGGGTAACGGGCAGGGAGTTCCCGTTAAACACCTGTTCACCACAACCGGGAGCGCACTCCGCCATTTCAAAATTTAACGACAAAGCTCAAAGTTGAGTCGATGAAGTGCGCTCTCGTGTTGTAGCCAGGACTCTTCCCTGGTGGTCACACCGTATCGCCTTGATGGTGAATCAATCGCTCATACCTGGCTGTGGCTTGCACATTCCGGCTACCTGCTATGGAGACAACGCGTTAAGGCTCCGCTTCCATCCAGACCGCTTCGACACATGTGCCATATGCCGGTGAAGTCTTTCCCTCTGTCACCGTGTTGGCGCCGACGCGCAAAATTTGGTGCCGTCTTTCCGGCTGTCAGAACTTGTTTCTGAACAACTGCCGCTGGGTAAGCGTTGTTGATGAAAGTGACTTTACAATTTGTATTTGTAATGGTCAATGTGTTTTTAAAAAATAATTTGTAGTGAGGGACAAAAAAATATTCACTGTGTAAAGGTGTTTTTGTGTTAGGGGAAAGTTGCATGCCAGCAGCGGCTGGCCTGGAAATTTGAACTGAACTATTTTGTCTGGTTTTTGGCTTCAAGTAGTTCTTTTAGCAGTAGATCGAAGTGCTCTCTTTTTTCTTTTAGCTCATTGATTAGTTTGTTTTTTTCGCTCTCAGGCAGTCCTCTGAATAGTTGCAGTAGAGCCTGTTCTTGCGGGGTTAGTTCTTGATTGTAATTACCGGGGTGTAGCGTGGATTCATCCAAATATTCTCCTTCATTCATGAAGAAAAAATGAACAGGGTATCCGGTCACTTTTGCTAGCTTGTCTAATTTATCTTTTCTTGGAGTTACCCCATTACACCATGCCTGAACTGATTGAGCTGTAACCCCAATATGGCGAGCTAACTCAGATTGAGACCAGCCTAAGTCTTTTAGAATCCGTTGTAGTCGGCTAGCAAAAGCCATGTTTTTCGTTTTTGTGTTCATACCGTAAGGATACAAGGTTTAATTGTAGGGAGCATTGCAAATATAATTTGTAATTACAGTTATGATTTGTAATGATGGCGCGGACACAAGGAGTCCATATGGATAAACAACTGCAAGACAAAATTCTTTCCGTAATGAGTCAATCCGAGTTAGGTCGGCGATTAGGGAAAAAACCACAAACTGTGAGCCTCTGGTTCAAAGGACGGGTTCCCGGTGAAGAGGTTTTGCGCACATCTGAAGCTCTTGAATGGCGCGTGACCCCTCATGATCTTAGACCGGATCTTTACCCAAACCCAGATGACAGCTTGCCTAAAACGGAAGCAGCTTAACTGTTGGTGAGCCCCAAATCTGATTAAGCGTAATCAATTTTTAGCGACAGGAGACGCTATGGAAAACCCAGAGGAATTACAAAAAGAGATTTTGACCTGGGCGGCAAGGGCAGGGCAGGAACTCGTCACGATTGAAATCTGCCGGGCCTGGTTCAGTCAGGGACGCAATGATGAGTTGAGACTACATGAATTTGAGGACGCGGACGGCAATGTGGACTGGAGAGCCATCAACAACAATCGGCAGAAAATCTTTCGCTGGTTACGTGGCGAGACAACGGCGGCGCGCCGAAAAACTCAGGTGCTGGCCAGTGTGATGAAAGCCGTGCTACCCGCAGAACGGCGGGCGCGTCTGGAGTCGCCGGGCGATCCCGTTTTGCTGGCAACGCTGGCGGCAAAAGAAGGGGTGGAAGCGATTAACGCTGTACATCTCCACTTCGCGCCAGAGATAACTATTCAGGAAATTGACGAAGCAATAGCGGCGCTGGTAGCGACGCGAGGGGCAGTGATAAGCACTGCGCAAGGCCACCATGCATGAGCGCCTGACCAGCGTTTAACTTATACCGAGGAAAGACCGATGTTAAGACATATTGACCGCATTACCTGGCGTAACGGCTGGCACCTGAATGGGCGCCCGGCACATGTTGCAGAGATCCAACCTATTTTTGATGGGCGTATGGCTGCCGCGCTTTCGGTGTGGGAGCAGTATGAATCCAGGAAGGTCGAGTTGCGCGACAAAGGGCTGAGCAATGCGGACTATGAAGCCGGTTGTCGTCAGATAGCCGAAGCTCTGGAGATCTGAGTATGAGTCGTTTGCTGATTAACGAAAACCCCCTTCAGGTCCTGCCCACGTTGGCATGCACTATAGGGTTGAATGAAGCCATCGTTCTACAGCAAATCCACTACTGGCTGAATTCATCTCAAAATTTCTTCGAAAATCGCCACTGGGTGTACAACAGTGTGACCGATTGGCAAGAACAATTCCCGTTCTGGAGCGAGTCGACAATAAAACGCGTGCTGGCCAATCTGGAAAAATTGAATGTGGTATTTACTGGGAACTTTAACAGTGATGCCTGGGATAAAACCAAGTGGTATTCAATCAATTATGCCCAGTTATGTAAGATTGAAGAGACAACATTCCCTGTGGCCAATCGATTAGGTCAAGTTGACCCAATCGAAGAGGTCAATGTGACCCAAGCATCAGGTCAAGTTGACCCATGCGCTAAGGTCAAAATGACCCAATCTCTTACAGAGAATACAACAGAGAGTACTACAGAGATAAAAGATCCCCCTTACCCCCAAAAGGGGGAGGGCGAGGAAATCATTCTCGCTGACGCTCAAAAAGCTCTGAACTACTACAACGAGAAAGTCGGTACACGCTGCCGCGACGTTAAACCGTTTGTCATGCTGCTGACTGCCACCACCACCCGCGCTGGTTACAGCGTGGCTGAGATTCAGTTAGTAATTCGTTGGGTTATTGCGACATGGCGCCGTCGTAGCGGAAGCGTGCCGAAACCTGCGAACATTTGCCGCGTAAACCGGTTTGACGGATATCTGGCTGACGCTGAGGCGTGGGCCACTGCTGAGGCTGCCGTTGACCCTGCTGAAGTTGTGAAGGGCTACAACGAGATTCTGGGCGACCTGCTACCTATAGCTGAAATTGATACTGACCGCCGTCGGGCAATCCTGCGCCTGCTGGCACATATGCGCACGCAAACTCTTGGCGCATTTATCGGCTACTTCGAAAAATTCCGCGATAACGCCCCAGACTTCTATTTCGGCGGCGAATATCGCACCGGCTGGCGGGCAGGGTTTGATTACCTGATGAAGCCAGAAACACTGCGTAAAACCAGGGAAGGGGCATTATGAATCCAGAAGAACTGGAAGCGATCGTTCTCGCTGGTCTGATTAACGGTGGTGCGACGCCTGACGCGTTTGATGTGATTGCCACTACTCCGGAGGAAGCCTTCAGCATCGTGTTTCACCGTCGCGCTTTCAGCGAAATCAAAAAGCAGGCACTGGCGAACGGCATGATCGACATGTTGTTTATCAGCGAAGCGCTGGGCGGTTCCAGCCTTGCGGATCTGTCTCAAATATCCCGGATCCCGGCAACGGTACCGAATCTGAAAGGCTATGCCGGGAAAATGGTGCGGGCATGGCGGAGCCGCAAAATGGCGGCATTGTTGCAATCTGGCGCGGATGGTATCCGTAACGCTGTAAACCAGAGTCAGCGTGATGAGGTTATTGAATCTCATGTTGCTCAGGTGCTGGATATGAGCGCCGCTACCGGCACAGTCCAGCCGGTACACATCAAAGAGCTGTTACCGCTCTACATTGACACCGTTGATAAACGGATGTCTGGTGACGCGCAGGAAATGATGCTGAAAACCGGAGTCGAGGATCTGGATGTCGCCCTGGGCGGTATCAACATGACCGACCTTGTTGTGGTTGCCGGTCGTCCAGGCATGGGGAAAACGGAATTTACCCTGAAGATTATCGATGGCGTTACCGCAGATGGCGGCGGCGCACTGTTTTTCAGCATGGAAATGGGCGCTCAGCAGATTGTTGAACGTACCGTTGCCGGGGCTGGGAATATGTCCACGTCGCGTCTGCGTAATCCAAAAGAAATGGACGATGAGGATTTGACCAGATTAACCGCCGCGCTTGCAATCATGCAGGATCGCGATATCTGGATTGTTGATGCCACTGATTTGACGATTGAGCAGATCCGCGCCATTGCAGAGACTCATAAACGCCGTTATCCGCACCTGAAGTTGATTGGTGTTGATTACATGGGCCTGATCAAAAAACCGAAGGCCGAGCGCCACGATCTCGCTGTCGGGCATATCTCCCGCAACATGAAGACTATGGCCATGCGTCTGCATACCCCTGTTTTTGCTCTTAGCCAGCTTTCCCGCCAGGTGGATTCTCGACCTGCTGGCCAGCGTCGCCCGGTGATGTCGGACCTGCGCGATTCCGGCAGTGTTGAGCAGGACGCTGACAGCATTTTGTTTTTGTACCGCGATGAAGTTTACACACCTGATTCACCTGCAAAGGGTATCGCCGAGGTGATTATCGGTAAAAACCGTTCTGGCGGGGCAGGTGAAATTATTTATCAGGAATTCCGGAATGGGCATTTCCTGCCAATTGATCAACACGTAGCACGCGAAAAATTACGCATCCAGAAGGAGGCAGAGCAACCGAGAAAACGTGAAAAACGGTATTCAAACAAAAACTTTAATACGGACCCATTTTAACCACGCATGACCAGCGTGAAATAACCGAGGAAAGACCAATGACCACCATTTCAGGCAAATTAGAGTACCCGTCGGACAAAGGACACATAGACGACGGTAAAAACTATCTCGACGTCATTTTGTGGAATATGAACGCCGGGCCACGTGCGCGCACTCGTGCGGTTTTTGTACCAAGACCCAAAGCAGGCAATTTTTCAACACCAGCTCAGCCTGCCCGTCAGGCATCCGTAGCCGCAGCGCCAGCAGTGAAATGTAAGGGTAAAACGCACATCGGGATCGCGATTCGCAGAAATGGTGAGCGGCAAGTGAAACTCCACGAAACAGCGACAACCTGGTGTGCTTCACCGCATGAAACTTACGACAAGATAACCGGGCAGCGCATTGGTGCGCCTGGTCGCTGTCGCCTGCTGTTGAGCTCCATCACTCCGATAGAAAAGAAAGGGGCGTGATATGACCGGGCAATCAGATTACCTGCCGCCCGGCTTACCACACAACCGCGCCAAATGGCCCCAGGAATACCAGCTTAAAGAGCACTACGACATGCGAGCGGCGGCGCTGATCCGCCAACTCTTTGAGAAACGTATTCCGAGGGGAAGCGTGATTGAGCAAATCGGAATGACGCCGGATACATACCGGGAATTTTTCAGAGAGCGTCTGAACTACTGGAGAGGGGTGATGGAACAATGAAATACAAACGGTGGGTGCGTGCGGAAGTCGTAATCATCAAACAATGTGCAGGCAGCATGACAGTTGAACGTATAGGGCAGCTTATTGGCAGAACCGGTGCAGCGGTACGCACAAAAGCGCGCGAGCTGAAAATCTGTATGTATCTGCGGGGTAATTATCATCAGTCAGCGAAATACTGCCAGGAGGATATCGAGCTGGCAAGGGAATTACATCAGTCGGGTATTAATCGCCAGGATATCGCGGAAAAACTCGAAATGCCGATCGGAGCGGTGAATCAGTTTGTTTATTTTGAGCGGAGGATTTCATGAAAGAACTTTTTCTGGCATTTGTGCCCCGGTTTATTAATGACCAGATCGCACTGACTGATAATGGTGAACAATATGAAATTGCCTGCAGCATGGTGGATGTGAATCCTGGCGAACGGTATGACGCGATGTGTGACCTGAAAATATTTACCTGGCTGGGTTGGGCTATTCCGTGTGGAGAACCAACCAATATTCGCCCATTTGAGAGCAGGGAGGCTGTATGAGTGAATTGAAAATACGTCGCAAGGCAATAGCACGCGTTAAAAATCCATTACCAGTGCCCGCCGAATGCCATTTTTGTGGTGGGAATGTACGGATTGGTACGTATGTATGGTGATTGCGGAGTGACGTAAAACGAATCTTTGTGGGTGTAATATCGTCAATATCATTGGTTTCCCGGAGGGAAAGGACATGTTTGGCGATAAACTGGAGTTACCACGGAACGGGCGGATAGTGCTCTATATTTCAGATTACAAAGTAACCAGGGCTGAGGTGTTGGAACCGGAAAAACATCTGGTCACGTTACCGGACATTATTGAGTTGTATAAGCGGGTCGGATATGTGGACTTGCATCGCGATGATGTTCCCGTTGAGTGTATGGAATGTGAACACCGGAGGTTTGAAGTTGATTGAATTGACTTAGAAAAAGCCCGGGGCTATAGTTTCCGCGCAGCCGCAAAATCGGTTGCCGGGATTGGCGTCCCGGATATCTAAGTGACGCATAGCCGCGTTAGCGGTTTTTTTATGTGTTAGGCACGGCCACATTCGCATTATGGTGGGCTGTGTGGGGGCTTCTGCGGAAGCGCCGGGTTCACTTAGCCGGTTACGCCAACCCTGCACAGTTCACCACCAGATGATTGGCGTCGCTGGTGGTGATGAAAAAAACACTAAGTGAGGCCACTGCGATGACAATCCAAATATCTGCGGAATCCCTTTCTCCGCTACATCATAACCAACTTCCCGTCATCACTACTGAATTGCTTGCCAGTTTGTATGGCACGGAAGTAAATGGTATCCAGCAAAACTTCAAGCGCAACATCGCCAGATTTGTCGTAGGAAAGCATTTTTTTAAGCTGGAAGGTAATGAATTACGCGACTTCAAAAACAGACTGACAGATAGTCAGTCAGTTGCTAAACATACCCGATCCCTCATTCTCTGGACAGAACGCGGCGCAGCTCGCCATGCCAAAATGCTGGAAACAGAACAGGCCTGGGAAGTTTTCGAAAAGCTGGAAGATTGTTATTTTAGCCAGCGTCCAGAGAGGCGGAGTACAACTACCGATGACCGTACTCCCTTACGTGATGCCGTTAATATGCTGGTCGGTAAGAAAGGCATGATGTATCCCGATGCCTACACCATGATTCATCAACGCTTCGCCGTCTCTCACATAGAACAACTGTCACAGACGCAAATGTTAGAGGCGATTGAATACATCCACTGCCTGCTACTCGATGAAAATCAGCCAACCATTCCAGATTTTTCTTTTATCACCACTATCAAAAATGGAAAAGTGACCAGGATGCGCCATGTTGCCAAAGGCGAACATCTGATGACGTTTGACGCTTTCAAAGAGATCGCTGAGCGGGCAGGGTATCTGGTGATCCACAGCGACAACCTGCGAAGTATGACACTGGATAAATTGATGGTAATGGGGAAAAAGTCTGCTGTATCTGTTGCTGATTCAGCATTTTGACAGGTTGAATGTTTGCCGCGGTTATACTCTATTTGCGCTTAAAAAGGTATTTAGTCACAACCAGCACGAGGCCGAATACTCTGTCAAAGTACCGCCCATGTAAAACTGTAACGTATGTACTTGATGACTAAGCTGGCACTAGGTTAACACCAGGCGCCAGCTTGAAGGAAACTTCAGTTATTGGTTTCTGAGGAAAGCGATTCTTGAAAGGGTCATTTGCGTCTGGCAGTCGACCATTTTCTTGACTTCAGCATCTGTTCCCTGCATTGAAACTTTACCGCACATAGCATCCTTAGTTTTGATCCACTGACGCTGAGAAGGCAGCAACTCTTTTTTCTTCGCCGGCGTTAACCTGCCCCAGACTGTATTCAAATCAGAGTCAGCATTCGCAAATGCCATTCGGGACTGATCAAGGCTTTCAGCTTTTTGCGGCTGAAGTTGTGCCTGCCTCTCTATTTGCTTCTCCGCCTCATACCTGGCCTGTTCCTGTGCCCTGAGTTGCACCTGTTGTTCCGCTTCAATTTGACTCTGTTGGGCATCCTTAGCCTGCTGGATTTTCTGCTGCTCAACGATCGGGTTGATAATGGAAAGCGATGTCAGTAAAGCGGCGCCCACTGATATCGGATTATCAGAAGAGGTTTTTACAAAAACGTTTTTCTGATCGTCGGTCGCCTGCACGGTGTAGGTGATACGTTTTGAAAAGGCGTTTGCGTTGTTCTCCAAAAACAGATTTTCCATTTGCTTATCGAGATTACGATTAAAATTCTTTCTGTAAGCATCAGAAAGCTGGACGTACTCGTTCGCAGGTAGAGTCATCGTCACGGTCCCTTCACAAGTTTTCATTGTGCTGCCCGTGTCACTTGATATTGTGGAGATTTCAGAGACGGCTAGTTTGATCTTGTCCAGTGTGCTTCGTTTGGTCTGATTAGTGACATCAGGGTATTTATCGACCTGTTCAGAGAGTCCTTCATAAGCAAATTTTTTTAATAAATCCATGAGAGCTGATTGGGTCATTTCCGAAGAACAACCGATCTCATCTTTTTTGTTATCACAGCCTGTAAGGGCAATGGCGAGTAAGAGTACTGAGTATTTTAATCTCATGAATTCCCTTTAGAGTAAGGATTGGTTTTTAAGACGCGGTCTGTAATCAGTTCCGAAAGCTACAGTAAACAACGCTGAGCACTGAACGCATCACAGGCAAGGTAAAAGGTGATATCGGCAAAGGCTGTGAAACCTTTAATTCAACAGATGGGAACGGTATGCACAGGATCCTGTAACGACGCTCCCAAAACCGGAAACCTGCAGGGCATGTTTTCGCTGCTGAACTTAATATACGAACCTGCACTATCATGAACATATTTTATATCGTTATACCCCGAGTGATTGTGCCCGGCAATGGATAGTGTCCTGGAGGAATTATTTCTAATGTAAAAGGAAGATATTTAATTTCGATGTGGGATTATTACCTGTCTATAAGAACAATGACTTTATCTGGCAGTAAGCAGACATCTATTAGCTTACTGAAGGGGGGCTGTGATTTGACCATTAACGGCATGAGATATATTGTCTATTGGTGATTGTTCTGAGGCCGATATCACGTTAACGACCAAGTAAAATAACATGAAAAATTATTTATTAATGATTGCCAGCATTAAATGTAGTGATACCTCATTAGCAGGGTGCTCCGCAATGACTGCGATGAACTAAAAAATCAGTCATAACCATGAAAAAAACAAGTGTATCAGCGAAATTAAATCTGGTGAAAGCATTTAATTACTTGTTAATGACGCAATAAAAACATACTATGGAAATGTAACAGCTAATCTACAGTTCTTGTCAATAGGGGCGCACAAGAAAATGTTAAATGAATTTAAGGAAAAGCTACTATCCGACGATATCCGCGATGTCTACCAACGATACCTTTTAGGACATGACATCTGGTATTTTCGGGAACAAAAAAAATCAATAACCTTTGCTAAAGATTATGATGAGTTTAAGCTATATATGTCTAAGAAGCTTGAAATTCATGTAAATAATATTGCAATTGTTGGAAGTGCTAAGATGGGATTCAGCTTGAGCCCTGATAAAAATTATCGAACATTTAACGATGAGTCAGATATAGACTTGGTTTTAGTATCCGACAGAATTTATAAATCTTCCTGGATGGCATTTATTGAATTACAATCAAAGAATTATTTGCCTGTATATGCTCCTGTAGCTAAAAATATTTTCAAAGGATTCGTGTCATTGAAGGAGTTAGATATTAGAGTCGATTTTTTTAATAAATGGTCCCGTAACGTTGAACCATTAAAAAAAGACATTCAAACTATTTTTGGAATACCTAACGACATCAACTACAGAATTTATGACTCTTGGGAGTCCGTTGAACGCTATCACATAGCTGGGTTGAATAGTCTAAAAGATAAGTTACAAGGACAATTGATATGAGAGCTATTGATCTAATTAAAGTTGAATCGAAAGACATTAAATGGTTGACGGATAATTTGAAATCAGGTGTTATTACAGTTGATAATTCATATCAGAGAAAATATATCTGGCAGCAAAAAGACCAAGTGGCCTTAATTGAGACAATATTAATTGGCTACCCAATCCCTGAGATTTACCTTTGGGCAAATAATACTGATCCTGACACTGGAGATACTAAATATTCAATTGTAGATGGACAGCAAAGGCTAACCACAATCCAGCGATATTTAAATGATGAGTTTAAGTTAAGCAAAGCAGCTATAGATGATAAAGAAGCCGACTATAGTGGGAAAATTTTTTCAGAATTGTCGGCAGATAACAAACGTGATTTTTGGCGATACCAATTCTCATCCAGATTTATTAATGAATCATTGAGATATGATGAGATTGCAAAGTTATTTTTACGTCTAAATAGAACAAATACTACGTTAAATCCTCAAGAACTTCGTAATGCTGAATTTAATGGCGAGTTTTTAAGATTAGCCGAAGAAATTGCACAAAATGAATTTTGGGATAATTATAAGATATTTACTCAGTCAGATATCCGTCGGATGCAAGACATTCAATTCATCAGCACATTATTGATTTTCTTACGAATGGGTATTGAGCAGGATAATACACAAAAATCAATTAATCGAGTGTATGATCAATACAATGAGAATTACCCTGAGGCGACTGAGGACAGAATTGTCTTTAACGAAGTGTTAAGGATCATATCTCAAATTATCAACAATAAACAAGTATTAGAATCAGTTGTAAAGAAAAAAGGCCATTTGTATTTTATATTTGTGCTGGCATACTATTATTTACAGCTTAGTAAATCTAAGCTTGTTGATATGAATGTTATTAGTTCAAAGCTCGAGGATTTTTTTAATATTTATGAGTTAAATGAACAAGATAACCCCCATCCACTGGTTGAGGAATATAGATTCCTCAGCCAAGAGGGTTCAAAGAAGAGTCATAACAGACAGCGTAGATTTGATATTTTGAAAGAATTTTGCTCTTTACATGATTAAATGACGAAAGTGGGTTGTTTATAAGAATTGAATAAACAACCCATCATTTTAATGTACTCTGAATCCTCTCATTCTTAGTGAAATATTGTTTTTAGAACACGTATTGACGTTAGAACAAAAAATAGATTTTTTTGTGATGTATTACGTTGGAGTTGATGGGATAATTATATGTTTTCAATACATTGTTAATTTATCAAGACCCTGCGACTAAGGTGTTCGAAAATCGACTAAAGTCTGTTTCATAGAGAGAGTTACTTGCGTTTAAAAAGGTATTTGGTCACGACCAACACGAGGCCGAATACCTCAGTTTAAGTACCGCTCATGTACAACAGTAACGTTTGCTGATAGTGTCGCATTATCTTGCAGAGGACGCAGGTTAAATAGAACAAGCATATGTACCTGGTTTTTGTAATATTGGGTATAACATATGCTTTATAGGAGCGCGCTCAATGACCAACCGAGAAAGAATCTCCTGACAGATACAGTTATTTTCACCCTCTCCATAACATAAGGGAGTTTTTATGTCGGAAGTGAGTATCGTAGAAGACGACCCACGCCCAGTAGTCGCCGAATTGGCAGATCTGTTACAAGCACAACCATTTCATCAGAATCAATATGATAACTTATGTCGCTTTATGATTTATTTTTCCCTGGCTGAATCAAAGTTAACATCAATGGCTGCTGGCCTTGGTAGAACTGACGCACTGGCACAGGAACTGGTTGTGCATAACGGCATGGACAGTCAGACCATAGATGATTGCTATCGTTATTTTATACGACGCTATCGAGACAGCCCTGATAGCGATTACCGCTTCAATAAACTGGCCCCGCCTGAGTATGTTAAGAATGCAATCAGAGAACGCTTTGTTACGCTACTTCAGATACAGTCTCCAACAATTGAAGATAAAATCAGCTTTGTGTTCAAAGTGATTTTTAGGTTACGGCATAATCTTTTCCATGGAGAAAAATGGTCTTACAACCTCGAAGACCAGGAAGCTAATTTTTCACATGCCAGCAATGTACTACTATCCTGTTTGACTCTTACTCGCGGGAGTATGTGGCACCCTTGAATGCTGGATGGATATTACGTATCGTCTGATAAGGGGTATCCAGATGTGGCTTGCAAAGAATGCCTGAGCATGCCTGTTATCGCAGAGGCGATCCTGCGCAAGCAGCCAGCTGAGTACCTGCATCTAACGCAGACCAGCTGCTCTTAAACCGACTTCATTATCAAACATTATTTATTTTTAGCGACTACTTACTACATCTAGTGGTAGCTGAAATAAAATAACCTGCATATAGTGATTTTCGTCGTTTAAGTGCTTGACAATTCTGCACATGGCATTTAACGGTGTCTGTGGTAAACTATCCACAGAATAGTCAACAGTGTTGGATTGTGGATAATCGCCGGATATATGGGGAGGATAAATGGCTAAATATGAACTTCGACCACTGTCAGATAGCCGTAAGGCTGACATTGCTCGCAGTGCATTAGCACAAAATAGAGCCCCTGCTAAGCCTACTGCTTCAATGTCCTCTGGCTCTGCTTCAATACAGAGATCACGAGATACTGCGCGAGTAATGATGGATCGTGCATTCAGGACAGTTGTAGCCAAAGGATAATTTTACTTTAATTGATTAAAGCGCCTTTTTCTGGCGCTTTTTTATTGCGGAAAAACCAAATGGAAAAGCTCTGGGTTTTTACTCAATTAGTTACAGGGAAAGATGACACATCTGGCTTTTTGGCTTACGCGCTCTATAAGCACGACAAAAATGAATATGCAGAGAAGTTGCGTAGTAGTGGCGAATATACAGAAGAAGATATTAACGCCCAACTGAAGATCTTTCATGAGCAGACAGTTAACTCGCCAGGCCGAATTGAGTCTTACAAAGAAAAAGCAGAAGCCATCGTCACAAACTTAACAGACCAGATAGATGCTGATATCCGGCTTGAGTACGATGCACAGTTAGCCGGTGCTAACTTGCAGGATGTTGAAATAGAACGGCTGAAAGCAGAAATACAGGCTATGAAAGCATCACGTGAGAGCGAGCTAAGGAAGGCTGGAGAGGATGCTATTCTCAATTTTCATCGCATGGTTGAAATCACCCAGGCACGCAAACGTGGGCGTGTTTCCCGCTCGTTAGGATGGTACTGGAATGGGTTTGCCAGCATTTTCGCCACAATAACCTTCGCTGTCATTGTCTATGGTATTTGTACTTGGGCATTGCCACAAAAATCCAGAGACGACATTGTGGATGGAGCGTTTAAAAATCTGCAGGGATCGTTATTCCAACAGCCAAACATTCAATTTAATAAAGACAAAAACGAGAACGCTCAGCAACCTAACACAAGTGCCGAATAGTATCCCCGCGATGCTCCGGTAGCCTCACCATCTCGCGGGGCTTGCCTTTCCAGGTGATTGACATGATTACCAGTTTCTGAATACCGTTTTCAACGGTACTGAGCACCCAGGTGACGGTGAAACGTGAAGAATATCGCACCTTATTAAAGGTGCAGCCCCTCAAAAGAGGGGCTATTCTCACTTCTGCAGTATCTCGCCAATACCTGCCAGGTTCTCATCCATCTTGTCACCGTTTTCGATAAGGATGGAGTTGAGCCGATTCAGTTGCATAGCAATTTCAAGTTTGATTAAAGTATCTACCGATACATCAGTTTCTTTTGCTAACTTAGTAAGAGCCTCAGCCCGATTGGCTAAATTAAAATCATCGAACTCATAACGACTTCTGCACGGCTGGTTGCCTAACGTACCCATAGTGATTCCTCATGATATAAAGACCCAACAATATAAATTACCAGGCACATCATAAGATAGGGGCCCAGCCCATATTTTCAAATATTTGCAAGTATCACCGTTCAGTCTAAAGACTTGGATGGTTGTTTCACGAGTCATAACAAAACCCTGACTCGGCGGGTTTTCTTTTTATAGAACTCTGCGATGCGACAACGAATAATAAATTGTGCAAATAGTGCTGTTTTTATTATTCGAGGTGGATATGAGATCATTCTATGAGGACTGGCCTGAAACGTTTGTCACCCGACTTGACATGCTGCGGGCGCTGGATAACCGGGGGGCAACCCGGAGACTCTACACAAAACGTACAGGGGCGATTTACAACGCGCTGGCAGACGAGGTTCGTGAGGCTGTGACTGGATTCAATACCAGTGAACTCGACTTAGGACCACTCTACCGGTATTACAAACGTGGAGGAGAGAGCGACGCGCTGGCAGACACACTGATCGCACTGGCGCCGACTGTGTGCAGGCGCGTAATGATTTCCCCTGACGTATATACAATACCGTACCTGTTTTTTGCGCTGTTGATAGCGCGAGGAGAGGACGACGATGCACGTGATTTTTTCAATATGATGATGCGGCCACTAATCGTGGCGTACCGGTTCAAACAACTGGCGCGTTATCTGGGAACAAAGGGCGGAGGGAGGCCACAGCACAGGCTAAAAGACGAGGCATTACAGATTGCAGAGGTTTTTTTCACAAATAATCCCCACGCACGGGTTAGTGCGGCGGTGGCACGTATTAACGAAATTCTCGTAAAAAAATATGCTGACGTTCCGGCGGAGTCAACTATTAGAAAATGGTTAACCCATGTTTATGGAAATGAAAAATAATAACCATAAACCGTTTTTTCCGGGAATAAACCGTTTAATCAAATTCACGCGGTGAATATAATTGCTCATTATTCCCCCATTGCATTTGATGTTATGACATACGATAAAAAATACTGTATATATATACAGTGTTTCTGTCAGGGGGAAATATGAACACACACGAGGCGATCAGCAAATTACCGGATACGTGCCGGGCTGTAATCAAACGAGAAGAGGGGCGCGTAGTGATTGTACGCGTCCTCAGCGACGACGAGCGGATTGCCAGCCTGCTGGCGTTTCTCGAGTTGGCAGAAACAGCTGGATATACTATTACACCCCCTGACGCGTAATACGCGGTATAATACTGGTGCTGGTCTGAACACCCGGCACCATTTTCTGAGCACTGCCGCGCCACCTGGAGTTAAACATGGCGCAGCATTCATTTATCAGGGTATCCGGCGGTTCGCTAATACCCGCGACACCAGACACGCAACGCTGGTTGACTGAACGAGTCAAACCAGATGCTGTTGTGTATGCAGATTTCAAACAGGCGCGTAATCCCGCGTTTCATCGTAAATTTTTCTCACTTCTAAACCTGGGCTTTGATTACTGGCATCCGTCCGGAGGGGCTATTTCTCCTGCGGAGCGCGAACTGGTCCATGGCTACGTTAAGTTACTGGCGTATTACGGTGGACACGGTGATGTCATGGCAGAGCTGGCTGATCAGTATCTTCTCGATGAGTCGGAAAAGCGCGCGGGGAATATCAGTGCGGTGAAGTCGTTCGAGGCGTTTCGCGCCTGGGCGATTATGGAAGCTGGGTTTTATGACGTTCATCAGATGCCGGATGGCAGTTTGATGCGCGTACCTCGTTCAATCTCGTTTGCTGCGATGGACGATCTTGAGTTCGGTCAACTGTATTCAGCCGTTTTAGATGTGCTGTGGAATTATATTTTGTTCCGCACGTTTGCCTCTCAGGAGGCCGCTGAAAATGCTGCCGCGCAGCTGCTGGATTACACATCATGAAAAAAATCGACCTGAGAAAAGCTGCATGCGGTCGCGCTTGTACTGTGCGTATCCCCTGTGTGTGTAATCACAATCCGGAAACCAGTGTACTGGCTCACTACCGCCTCGCCGGAACGTGCGGCACAGCCATCAAACCTCACGATATGCAGGGCGCTATCGCCTGCAGTGCGTGTCACGATGCCATCGACGGGCGTACAAAAACGGATTACGAGCACGACTCATTGTTGTTGATGCACGCTGAAGGAGTTTTCAGAACACTGGCTATCTGGCGCGATGAGGAGTTTATCTGATGAGTAACGAGTATTTATTGGAATATACCCGCATAAAACTGCGTGCTGCATTACGGGATTTGTCTGGTGGTTCTAAGGGGCAACTGGAAGCATTGTGTGAGCACCCGCCAGCAGATAAAAACGCATACCCACGCAAACATATTCATCGTGTGCAACTGGAGGACCGGACCGTTGATGCTCTGGTTCCGCCAGTTTATGCCCTGGAAAGTTTCAGCAGACGTCGCCCCGCGCCGCCGATGAATGATTTTGAATTCGCTGATTCATCGTGGCGCCGTGCCGTGAACGCGCTCGACGTTAGCCAGCAGGCGTGGTTGCGCTATTGCTACGGTGGTAACCTGGCGTTCAAACACCAAACAGCTATTTGTGAGGCTGTCTGGAGTCGCTATAAAGGAAACATCTCTGCGTCAACTCAGAGAAAAGTAGTCAAGCGCCTGCTTTCGTTGGTGTGGTTGTCCGTGCAGGCGGTCGCAGCAGCAAATAAACGCGAGGATTTTAAGGAGATGGCCGGATCTGCGCTAGCTGGAATGTTGTCTGTTTCTCGTTCCACCTGGTGCGAAACATACTCCCCGCACTGGGTAGGAATGAAAGAGGCGGTGAGAGCACTTGATGAAGTGGCACTTTTTGCAACTTTGCATCATTATCAGAACCATTTAGACGACGTTTGCGTATAATGCTTGCAAAACCGAACAAAATAGGCCATATTTAACGCTAATTTGGTATGTTGCCAAATTTCTAAGAACCTCGCCACGGCGGGGTTTTGTCGTTTCTGAATCAGGAAAAATCATGTCTGAACCTCTAACCGCTGGCGTTGCTGCTGGCTCGGCGGGGGTGACGTTTGCTGCGTTATTTCCTGAGGCAACACCTGCAGTGATGATCTGTGCGCTGGCAGGCGCAGCTCTCTATGTGTTGTCATCCGGGCAGCATCGATTCTGGAAGCAGGTTATTTTCGCACTCATTTCGTTTGTTGGCGGTGTGTATTGCGCTGAGACAGCATCAGCCATCATTACCGGTATTCTGAATGCGGTGCTGAGTCACCTGAACCCTCCCGTAACAGTAAAAGTCTCTCCCGCCATTGGTGCACTGGTTGCATCAGTAATCAGCGTTACATCACTGTTGCGGATCATGTCACAAGCTCGTTTATGGAAATCAGATAAGGGGATGAAATAATGACCCTGCACTCTGTCCTCATCAATGCCAATGCAATTATCTGTCTGATGCTGGCACTGCGGTTGATGTTTTTTCAAAAAACAGGCCGCTATCGTTTTTTTATCTCACTAACTGCTTACCTGGCGATTCTGTCTGCTGCGTGGATAGCCCTACGAATTTTTTACGGGAAATATACGCAGGTTGATCCCGCAGAGTTCTTTCTCAACCTCACCATCTGTATTGCTGTCTGGCGGGCACGAGGAAATATTTCAAAAATAACAGGAGACAGGTAATGACCGATCCTAAATGGCTAATTGAGGCACGAAAAAATCTCGGCATCCGGGAAATGAAAGGGAAGCAACATGCTGCAGAAATTGTGCAGTACTGGAAAGATATCAAACGCGGCGGTATTAAGGATGACGAAACACCATGGTGCGCCGCCTTCACCGGAGCAATGCTGGAACGTGTTGGTATTCGCTCAACGCGTTTTGAGTCTGCGAATTCTTATCTCGATTGGGGTAATGAACTGAAGGAACCTGCCTATGGATGCATTGCTATTCTGTCTCGGTCTGGCGGTGGCCACGTTGGTTTTGTTGTCGGGAAAAATGCCGCCGGGGATTTAATGATTTTGGGGGGCAACCAGGCAGATGAAGTAAATATCAAAGCTTTTCCTCGTTCCCGCGTAACAGGCTATCGCTGGCCAGCAGGTCAAACGGATGTTCCACAATCACTTCCATTGGTGAATGCTGAGAAATCTATCTCAGAAGCGTAGGTAAAACGTGAAAAAACTTCTCTTAGCTGTCGCGTTCTTCACGATGGCAGGCTGCACACATTCGACATACACCGAAGCGACTCGCGCTGACGGCAGCAGCATTAAACACGTGACGATCGCGCCGGGTACGAAGATTACTACTGCGAACGGTGGTTGTATTGATTCAACCGGTTAAGGTAACCGATTTGACCATTTAGTTGCGCGCCAGTTGTTCTGAACCATAATCTCCTCAAGTATCTCATCTGAAGGCTCTGCTTCGCCGCTTAACCATTCTCTTAAAGTTGAACAATGTAGGTAAGAGGAGTTCGCACGATAAAAAGATACGATGGCGTCCTCTGATAATTTCTCAGGAAATTTTTTGGGGTCAGCTTCTTTTAATATTACGCTCATTAAGGCTTCGATTTTTTCTTTGTTCATTCTTTTGTGTGCTCATGGTTGTTGCTTTTCTGTAAGAATATCAATAATTTCAAGATATATACACATAGGGGAAACTTTGTTCGGTAGTCTATCGATACAGCGCAAAAGGATGGCTCGCTGCCAAAGTGAAAGCTTACGCTGATAATGAGATACACAAAGCTGATGTATGCAAACAAGTACGCCGCGAGGCTACAGTCGAGTTTGATGAACCTGATGCGAGCCCCCGATTCCTGTCCTGAAAGGGATATAGCCCCCCTGGTCGCGGGTCCTTTCCGAAATTCAAAACACCGAGGGTCGGTAGACGCGCAAAAACTCACTCGTTTTTAGTATTTTTTCATTTTGGGTATTTCCGGTTCCGGTGAGGATTTTTAATGGCAAGTCAGGCTGAGGTCGCAGCACATTTACTGCTATCTGATCGTCGTCTGCGCGATCTTGCAAAACTTCCGGGAGCCCCAGTCCCCCAAGGACGTGGCGATTGGGAACTTGACGCATGGCGCCATTTTTATATTCGTTATCTCCGGAGCAATAGACGCGACACAACTAGTAATGACGAACCGGAAGCGGGGGACAATTCTCCCGAAAAAAATCGCGAGCAGTGGTTGAAAAATGAGGAACGGCAGGAGCGAATCCTGATGGCTCGCGTGAAACGCCGCATTCTTGCTAAACGCTACGCGCCAATTGAATTAATCAGCGTAGCTGTATCTCGCGTCGCAGTTGAATTACGTACCCGTGTCGAATCGTGGCCACCACGGTTAAAAAAGGTGTGGCCGGAAATGCCGCAGGAGGCGAGCAGTGTATTACGAGAGGAGCTGGCAATAGCCCTGAATGAACTGGCAGACATACGAATCGACTTCAGCGATTACGATGTCAGCGATATCGAACGCGATCTCGACAGGGTTGAATCCCTTGCGCGTGACGATACCGATGACGGGGGTTGAGTGGGCTGATAAACATTTTTATCTTCCCGAAGGCTCAAGCCATATTGCTGGCCACTGGACGACTCAGCCGGTCCAGGTAGTGATGTTAAATATGATGACTAACGACGCGATAAAAATCGTGTCTGTTCGCAAATCAGCTCGTCTCGGTTATACAAAAATACTCGTCGCGGCGCTGCTCTATTTCGCTGAGCACAAAAAACGTAGTGCCGTGGTCTATCAGCCTATCGATGACGAATCGGATGGATTTGTCGCCGACGAGGTTGACCCCGCTATCGCCGAAATGCCGGTGATTCAGAAAATTTTCCCAGACTGGGATAAAAGCAACGAGCGTAACAATCTCCAGCGCAAAGAGATGAGCGGCGCAATTATTGATTTTCGCGGCGCGAGTACGCCGGGGAATTTTCGTCGACTGACGAAACAGGTTGTCGAAGGTGACGAGGTCGACGGCTGGCCGCTGGAGGTCGCTAAAAAAGGTAAAGGCGAAGGCTCGCCAATTGAGCTGGCGCTCGTTCGAATTAAGGGCGCAGCATACCCGAAAGCGATTTTTGGTTCGACGCCGACCGTTACTGGCAAAAGCCATATAGAAATGTTGGAAGACGCGGCTGATCTGACGTTTCGTTTTTACCTGAAGTGTCCGCATTGTGGCGAGGAGCAGGTCCTGGTATTTGGTTTCGACGGTATCGAATACGGTCTCAAGTGGGATGACAGCCTGCAGACCAACGAGTCGAAATCGTCGTCCGCGTATTACCAGTGCTGCCACTGCCCGGAGCATTTTTACTATCGCGATCTCGAAAAAATGGAGCTCGGGGGGCGCTGGATAGCCGAGGACTGCACCTGGACCCGAGACGGAATCCATTTTTTTGATCATGACAGTGGCGTCGTTCGCGCGCCGAAACACGCGGCGATCGTGATAAACGCCCTGTATTCACTAAACCTTGATGGATGGGGCGAGATTGTCAGCGAGTGGCTGAAAGCGAAGGGCGACCCACTCAAAGAAAAAACGTTTCATAACACGACGCTCGGCGAGCTTTGGAGCGACGTGGCCAGCGAGCAGCTGGAGCACGATATTCTGGTTAATCGCCGGGAAAAATACGCCAGCCAGGTTCCTGACGGTGTTGTTTATATAACCGGCGGCATCGACTCTCAGACGTCCGGGCGCTACGAGTGTTACGTGTGGGGCTGGGGAGCTGAGGAAGAGTGCTGGCTGATTGATAAAACAATCGTCCTCGGTCGCTACGACGAAGAGGACACGCTGCAGCGTGTCGACGGAGTGATTCGCAAACAATACCGGCGCAGCGACGGGACCACAATCGGCGTCAGCCGCTGGGCGTGGGATACCGGCGGTATAGATGCGCAGGTTGTTTATAACCGCTCGCTGAAACTCGGTCCGCTGTGGGTCATTCCAATTAAAGGCGCAAGCTCATACGGCCAGCCAGTCGTAAATATGCCGCGTACACGTAACGCGAATAAAGTTTATTTGTCGTTAATCGGTACTGACACAGCAAAAGATTTGCTCGCGATGCGCCTGCCACTGGAACCAGACCCAAAATCAGCGACACCGGGTGCAATTCATTTTCCAAACGACGACGAAATATTCGGCACAACAGAGGCAAAACAGCTCGTCTCTGAAGTTCTGATCCCGAAACTCATTAACGGTCGCGTCGTTTACCGCTGGGACAACCAGGGGCGGCGAAATGAGGCGCTCGACTGCTGGGTATACGGGCTGGCAGCGCTGCGTATCAGTAAAATTCGTTTCCAGCTCAATCTCGAGACGCTCGCTGAGCAACGGAAAAAATCACAAAACAAACTGTCTCTCGAGGAGATGGCGAGAATGCTCGGAGGGAGCTAATGACCGCGCGCGAGGTTTTAACAGAACGGCTGCTGGAAGCGGAAATCGCTCTGCACAAATTATTAACGGGTAAATCGACCGTGTCGCTGTCTCACGGCGATTCAGCGGGAAATAACCGGAGCTATCAGTACTCCCAGGCGAGTATTGAACAGCTCCGAACGTACATTATCGAGCTGAAATCACAGCTCGGTCTGAGTACGGGACGCCGCCGTCCCGTGGGAGTTCGATTATGACTGCTCCACAGCAGCTGCTCGGGCCTGACGGTAAAACGCCACTACGCCGTTTTGCGGGGTATAACGGCGGCGGTCCCGGTTTCGGTGGCCAGCTGATTGACTGGAATGCGCCACAGCAAAGCGCCGATGCGGCACTGCTGCCTAATTTTTATCGCGGTAACGCGCGAGCAGACGATCTCGTTCGCAATAACGGTGTCGCGTCGAACGCCGTGCAGCTGCACCAGGATCATATTGTCGGCAATCTGTTTAAATTGAGTTATCGCCCTAACTGGCGTTACCTAGGGATATCTCGCGAGGACGCCAGGGCGCTGGCGCGTGACGTTGAGGTCGCGTGGACTGAATACGCTGAGGACCCTCACTGCACGATTGATATCGAGCGGAAACGGACGTTCACAATGATGATCCGCGAGGGTGTGGCCACTCACGCGTTTAACGGTGAAACCTGCGTACAACCGGTCTGGGAAAGCAGTACCGGTAGCGTTTTTCGGACGCGATTCAAAATGGTTTCGCCGAAACGGATTCGAAATCCGGGTTACGCAGCTGACACCCGATTTCGCCGCGCCGGTGTTGATATCGATAAAAATGGAGCCGCAGTGGGCTACTGGATAGCCGAGGACACCTATCCACTCGGTGGAATCGGCAAGTGCCGGCGTATACCAGCGCAGCTCAGCAGCGGCAGACACGCATTCATTCACATATTCGAGCCGCTCGAGGACGGACAGACCCGCGGAGATAACATTTTCTACAGCGTGATGGAGCGTCTGAAAATGCTCGACACGCTGCAGCAAACACAACTGCAGAGCGCCATTGTGAAGGCGATGTATGCCGCGACAATCGAATCAGAGCTCGACAGCCAGCAGGCGTTTGAATATATCGCCGGCGCGGGTACTGATATCGACTCGAACCCACTGAATTCGTTTATTCAGAGTTACGTGACGTACTACAACGGCGCAAACATTAAATTAGGCGGCGTGAAAGTCCCTCACCTGCACCCCGGCGACAAACTCAGTTTACAGACCGCTCAGAACGCTGACGCTGGTTTCAGTTCGCTGGAAAAATCACTCCTGCGTTACGTTGCCGCTGGCGTCGGCGCGTCATACGAAGAACTGAGTCGGGACTACAGCCAGGTCAGTTACTCCAGCGCCCGGGCCAGCGCGAACGTGAGCTGGCGATTTTTTATGGGCCGTCGACGTTTTATCGCCGCGAGACAAGCGTCGCTGATGTTTTGTTGCTGGTTTGAAGAGGCGCTGGCACGCGGAATTATCACCCTGCCACGCTCAGCGGTCCGGTCATTTTATGAGGCGCGGAACTCCTGGACGAACGCGCTTTGGATAGGTGCAGGTCGCATGGCCATCGACGGACTGAAAGAGGTTCAGGAGAGTGCAATGCGTATCACAACTGGCCTCAGCACGTATCAGAACGAACTGGCGCTGCAGGGACAGGATTACGAGGAGGTTATGGAGCAACAGGAATACGAAATTCAGCGCCGGCGTGAAATGGGGTTGAGCGAGCCGTCCTGGTCTGTCTCTCATCCATCAAATACCAACGATAACGGCTGGGGAGGTAACTGATGCCGTGGAACCATTTTCCGTATATCGCCGCCCGGGCGTTTAATCAACCGCTTTTACTGGAACCCGTCTACGCACGGGTATTTTTTTCGGCGCTGAGCGACCGGTTCGGTACCGGGCGACTGATTGATACAGCGTCCGGTGAGGTAATGAGCAGCGACGAAATGAACGCGCTCGCGATGAGCTGGGACGGCAGCGAGCGACCGCGCCAGAAAGCGTACCGCGTGGAGCGTGGTATAGCCGTGCTGCCGGTTACGGGGACGCTTGTTCATAAATTGGGTTATATCAATCCAGTCAGTGGAATGAGTGGTTATGACGGAATCGCAAAACGTCTGCAGCAGGCGATTTCTGATCCCGATGTTAAGGGGATCCTGCTGGATATTGACTCCCCTGGCGGTGAGGTCGCCGGCGCGTTTGATACCGCTGATTTAATCGCACGGGCGCGAGAGCAAAAACCGGTGTGGGCGCTGGCCAGCGATACGGCCTGCAGCGCCGCATATTTGCTGGCGTCAGCGTGTTCGCGCCGGCTGATAACGCAGACCGGCACAGTTGGTTCAATCGGTGTCCTGATGGCTCACCGCTGCGTCGAAAAGGCGCTGGAGATTGCCGGCGTTGACGTGACGCTGATTTACGCCGGCGCGCACAAAGTCGACGGGAACCCGTATTCCCAGCTGCCCGACGACGTTCGCGACGAATTCCAGCTGAGTATTAACAGCACACGCGAGCAGTTCGCGCAAAAGGTATCAGATTATACCGGTCTGAAAAAATCCAGGGTGCTGGCCACGGAGGCCGCAGTATTTATCGGCGCGGACGCGATTAAATCTGGTCTCGCTGATCAACTCGTTAATTACGCGGACGCTATCGCAGTGATGGCCGACGCACTGAAACCAAAAATGGAGCGATTTATGCCAGGTACAGAAACCACGGCGAAGACCACGACCACAGAACAAACCGCGGCCACGACTACGGTCGCGCAGGTTGAGTTCAACGAGAAACAGATTCGCGCTGACGCTGTGTCGAGCGAACTGGCGCGCGTGATGGCCATCATCAATTGTCCCGAAGCTGTTGGGCGCGAGGCGCAGGCAAAAGCGCTCGCTGGCGTCCCCGGGATGACCGTCGAGCAGGCGCAGCTGGTACTCGCGGCAGCACCGCAAACAGCGCAGGCGCGGACAGAAACGGCGCTCGATACACTAATGAGCACTGAATCACCGGAAACTATTCAGGATGCCGGAAGCACCACGGCAACAGGAACAACCGCAAACGTCTCGATGCTCGTCGCGGCGGGGCGTTCAATTTTAGGGGATGAATAATGACAACAGAAACGTATAGCCCGGACGATTTTATTCTGGGACCCGATCTCGTTGTGACGACCGTCGGTCATTTTCAGGGCGGGATCAACGTACCCCGGCTGACGCCTGTCATGGTCGACGCTACCGCCGGCACGTTTAAAGTCTGGGACGGTTCAGTCGGTAAGGCCATTGGCCTCACAGCCACCGCAGTTAATACGGGTTCCAGTTCTGCAGACTGCTCGTACTACAAATCAGGCTCGTTCCATTACACGGCGATCAATTGGGGTACGGTTACCGACGTAGCTAAACGCAAATCAGCGTTTGCAGGTACGCCGATCAGCGTCGGCTGATAGCAAAAAAACTAAAAACAAGCCGCCTACGGGCGGTTTTTTTATACAGGATATCTAAATGAGCGATTCGTTTACTACGTCAGAACTCATTACCGCGACACAGCAGGTATTTAAGTTCAATCCGTTATTTTTAAGACTTTTTTTTCGTGAGACATACACGTTTACGAGCGAAGAGATTTTTCTGGATAAAATCCCGGGAAAAGTGAACATGGCCGTGTACTGCGCGCCGATGATCACCGGCAAAGTTGACCGCACTCGCGGCTATTCAACGAACCATTTCAAACCGGGTTACACGAAGCCGAAACACACGATCAATCCGAATATGAGCATCAAGCGCGCCGCAGGTGAGCAGATTGGCCAGCAGGAAACGCCGGTCGAACGTCGTGCAAAAATTATCATGCAGAACCTGCTCGATGAGGAATTGAGCATCAGCCAGCTCGAAGAGTTCCAGGCGGTACAGGCTGTTCTGTACGGTAAATACACAGTTTCCGGCAGCAATATCGAGACCTATGAGATCGACATGAGCCGCAGCGCGACGAATAACGTCACTCAGTCTGGTTCGACAGCATGGTCGACTCAGGACGCGGAAACGTATGACCCGAGCGACGATATTGAATCCTACGCGGACCTCGCCTCCGGTGCGGTTAACGTGATCATCATGGATGGTAAAGCCTGGAAGCAGTTGAAGCGTTTTAAAAAATTCTGGACGGCACTGGATACGCGCCGCGGCTCAAACAGTCAGCTCGAAGTCGCGCTGAAAAACCTGGGCGATGTCGTTAGCTTTAAGGGTTATTACGGCGACACGGCGCTGTTTGTCTACAAAGGGCAATACATCGACCCGGTAACAGTCACTGAAACGCGTTATATGCCGGATAACACGATGATCCTTGGCAACACAAAAAACCGCGGGCTCCGCACTTATGGCGCAATTCAGGACGAAGACGCGCTGAAAGAGGGGATTTGCGAAGCGACGCGCTATCCAAAAGTCTGGACCACTACCGGTGATCCGGCAGTGACGCAAACAATGACGCAATCCGCGCCAGCAATGGTCCTCACGGACGCCGACGCGTTCGTTGTCGTAAAAATTGCGTAAGAGCCGAAAGGCTCTTTTTGGTTAAGGAATCAACATGAGCACAAAAACAGAATTGCTGGCGCGCATTGACGATCTGAGCGCTCAGCTCGGTCGCGAATTACCGCGCAGCGGGACTATTGCGGAACTGGAATCAATCGTTGCCGGCGCTGAGTCAGAGCTCGATATTCTGAATGAGCAATCTGGTGACGCGGGAGGCATCGAGATCGCGGTGAATACTGCGCCCGGGACTGATAGCGATCTCGCTCAATCAATCGCGAGCGCTATCGTTTCACAGTCACAAGAACCGGAGCTTGCACCGGCTACGCGCCGCGTTAAGCTGCGTAACACGCTGGACGTTTATCACTACGTGAACGGGCGTCGCGTTCGCGAGATTGTTGCCGCTGGACGTGAAATTGTTGTTGATTCACCGGAGGTCGCGGACCTCATCGCAGCTGATCACGTTTACGCGCTATGAGCTACTACGATGACCTCCGGGCTGGCGACGAGGAGATGATCCGTGAGTGGGGACGGCCCGTTAAATTACGCGGTAAAACCGACCCCATTATCGCTATTTTCAACGAGCCTTACGCGCGCGTTGACGTTCCTCACGCTGGTTTTATTACCGGTACAGTAACGAGCCTGACAGCGCTCTCAGACGACGTCGCTGGCGTTGTTGCGCGTGACGTTGTCCAGGTCCCAAAGCAGCGCAGTATCGCTGCTGACGGCTCAGTTACCTGGTCTTGTTGGACCGATTACGTTGTTAAAGAACCTCAGCCGGATGGCACAGGGCTCACGAATATTTTTTTAGAGTCTCACACACCCAGCGAAAACAGCGAGTATTCAAAATACTAAGTGGGAACGCGGTCCCACTTAAGGGGGAAGCGTGGCCGATTTACGTAGTAACGCGCAGATGTTCGATATCGATGTTTCTGCGTTGGAGCAACTCAGAGTCGAAATTAGCGCGACGCAACATCAGATGCTGATGGCATACAACAGGGCGCTGAACCGAACTGCAAAGCATATGCATCGAATTTCAGCAGGAATGATTTTGACTGCACTGGCAGCTAAAAATCATAAGGCCGTAGATAAACGAATCAAACCGTTCATTAAGCGACGTAATTTTACAAAAGAAGGGGCAGGAGATCTGAGCAGCGTAAAGCTCTGGTACGGCCTGAACGATTTTCGGGTATCTGAGCTAAAGGGGCGATTACAAAATCCCCGGAAGCAAAAGCAGCCTCGCAATCCAGAGACCGGTCAATTTTTGAAAACAAAAAAAGGCGCTCGAGGTGCAACTTTTACACCCAAAAGTGCAGGGCTGGCGATGATGAGCTGGCCCGATTCTTTCGTAGCGAAACGCTACGGTGCGAAAAGTGTCTGGATTCGACTGGCTCGCGGAGGAATCGAAGAGGCTCGCGTACCTGTGCACGACGCGCTGGAGGATGCTATCGATGATTATATTTTCGAAAATATCGGCCCTGTTTTTATGGGATTTTTTGAGAAAGATTTACGCGGTCGAGTGAAAGGAATCGTTCACGTAGACCCTAAAACAGGTAAACGATTATGAGCGGACTTGATGCATTTGACGAATACCTCGATCGCGTTAAAGGCGCGGTTTTACAAATACCGTTCATCAAAACATTCGGTATTTATCCAGAAATTCCGGCAGGATTTGAAACGCCAGCTCTGTTCCTGGAAATCAGCAACTGGTCACAGAGTGATGAGCCTGTGTCGGGTTCAATTCAGTCAGTCGAGCTGTCGTGTAATTTGTATTTGCTGCGGGAGTTTGCGGCTGATCAGTACGGACTGAAATCGCAGAATGCAGCGCTCTATATAACAAGCTGGATTAATGGGCGAATGTTCGGTCCCGGAACTAAACCGGCAAAATTCAGCGACGCTGAACCGTGTGACTGGATTAAAAACGGGCAGTCAGTCGGCTCGCATTCAGTTCAGTGCGTGTCGTTCACGCAGGTCGTCGGCGTCGGTCCCGATATTTTCGATTATCCATCACAGGGAACCCTGAAAAATATATACGTCGGAATAGCGCCAGATATCGGCGCAGAACACGAGAGCGACTACTATGGCCCAATCGGACGATGAATATGCCGCAGCGGAGAACGCGCGCCGGCTGCGTGACGCAGTTAAACGCGGCACGATAGCTGCAGTTAAAATGAATCCTCCCCGTTGCCGAGTCTCATTTGGTGGCGAACACCAGTCGGGCTGGCTGCAGTGGTTTACTCACGCCACCTCAGAACGCGTCGACTGGAGCGCACCATCAGTGGGCGATCCCGTTACTGTTGTTTCTGAAGGTGGGGACACGCGGAACGGTGTAGTTATGCTCGGGCTGCACATTGACGACAAAGCTCCGCCAAGCAACGACCCCCATGATCACGTCACTGCATACTGTGACGGGGCTACGATGACGTATAACACAAAAAATCACACTCTGACATGGCAGGGCGTACCGGACGGCGTAGTAAAAATACTCGGTGAGTCTGAAATAGAAATATTCGGACGAGCAGACGTTACTATTAATAGCGAAAATGTCGTTAATATTCACGGTGGAAAATTAATTAACGCAGACGCTGACGTTATTAACGTGACAGCAACAGACACAATTAACGCACACGCGGATTTAGTGAACGTTATAGCAACGAGTTCTGTTAGTATTACTGCTGCGAACAGAATATCGCTGACAGCTCAAACAATCAGTGCGTGGGCTCCGGGGGGGATAACACTAGCTGGTCCAACACATATCACCGAGACGTTAATTGTAGATAAGTTAGCGACATTCCGTAACGATATTTCTGTCACTGGAGATAACGGTGGAGCAGGTAATATCACAACTCGCGGTAGTGTGTTAGCAGGGCAAGAGGTACAGGACCGACAAGGCACAATGAATGAGATGCGTATTACATATAACGGGCATACGCACATATGCCCTGACGGAGAAACAGATAAACCAAATCAACCAATGGCGTAAATATGCTTGGAATGGACCGTTACACTGGTAAACCTTTATCCGGGGTTGACCACATTTGTCAGTCTATCGTTGATATTTTAACGACCCCGCTGGGGACCCGTGTAATGTTACCGGAATATGGCAGTAAATTATTTGACCTCGTTGATAATCCCACAGATCCATCGCTTGCTATGCGAATAATTATGGAAAGCGCTGGCGCAATAGCACGCTGGGAACCACGCGTCAGAATTGACAGAATAAATGTGTTAGCAGTGGATATCGGGAAAATAACAATATTAATTATCGCAACAGATATCGAAACACAACAGCGATTAGAGTTTAATAATATGGAGCTGATATTTTGATAACATCAACAGTTCAGAACTCGATAGTGAAAACTATTGATATGAGTCTGCTGCCGCCGCCAGCATTCGTTAAGACCCCGTTATTTTCAGATGTTAAATCTAATCTACTGTCAGAGCTGCAGATATTATATCCACAATTTAACGCACTCCTGGAGTCAGACCCGGCAGTTAAACTGCTGGAAATAGTCGCATACAGAGAAATCATTATTACAGCCCGGGTAAATCAAGGGGTGTTCGCTGTATTGCTCGCATTCGCAAAAAATAGCGATCTCGATCAGATTGGCGCTAATTTTGACTGTCTGCGGCTGTTGATAACGCCAGCTAATCCTGACGCAATCCCCCCGACTGAGGCGGTTTACGAGAGTGACGACGAGTATCGTCATCGCATACAGCTATCATGGTATGCGCGGAATACTGCTGGCAGTACGAACGCGTATAACTATTTCGCGCTATCGAGTGATCCAGACGTTTTGTCTGCTCAGGCATACGGCCCCCCCGTGACCCAGCCTGGATACGTCGATATGTATGTCCTGTCGCGAACCGGCGACGGCACTCCGCCTCAATCACTACTGAATACAGTTAATGCAGCGCTGTCTCCTGATGACACCCGACCGCTAACCGATTTCGTTACAGTAAAACCTGCGTCGAACCTGAATTACCGGGTTGAGGCCGATATCGTAGCGGGGCTCGGTCCCGACCAGAACGTGTTGCTCAACGGTGCTCAGAGCGATTTAGCTATATACGTGGCTACACAACATAAAATCGGGGCGACGGCAGCTCTGTCGGGAATTTACGATGCGATACACCGTGACGGCACTGAGCGTGTGATTCTGATATCTCCAACAGAGGATGTGATCGCTGGCGTCGGACAGGCCCCGCACTGCACAGAAATCAAACTCAGCGTGCAAATGGGGTAGCCATGACAAGTCAAAGCGTACTGCCTCCGAACGCAATAACCCCCGAGAGAGCGCTGGAATCTGTTTTATCTCACGTTGGCGATCTGCCTGGCGATATTCGAATTATTAAAAATCCCGATTTGTGTCCTGCAAATCTGTTGCCGTGGCTGGCGTGGGAATACGCCGTCACCTACTGGAACCCCGACTGGAGCGAGCAGCAAAAACGCGAAATTATTAAAGCAGCTGCGTGGCAGAACAAGCACCGCGGAACGCGTGGAGCTGTTGAACGAGCGTTATTAACAGTTGGATTTGAGAGCAAAATGAGAGAGTGGTTCGAAGCCGCGCCCAGGGACGACCCGTATACATTCGCAATTAAAATATATCTGCTAAAAAGTATGGGGTTAGATTTAGAGCTATTGAATACATTTATTGCACAAATATTTGATGCAAAAAATTGTCGCTCTTTATTAAAGGAAATAAATTTCGAAACAGGTGTGGAAGGGGAATTTTTTATAGCTGGAACTCCTTACACAAAAATAGGCGTAAATATACCGGCAGATGGTGATGGTGGCGTGAAATTAAATGGCGGATTATATATGTCAGGCTCGCCAATCGTGAGTCTGTTAGTGGAGATTGGACCCAATGGCTAAATTAAAATCAAATCTGAAAGCTAACGCGAGCCAAGTTTATGCGGTGCTGACAGACCGTGGCGCGCAATTAGAAGCTGCGGCGCTGGCGTCAGGCGTGCCGGTAGTGCTAAATAAATTCGTTATTGGTGACGCGAACGGAAATGACGACGTAACACCAGACCCGGCCAGAACGGCATTAATTCACGAGACGTATCGCGGAGATATTAAATCGTCAGAAAATAGCGGTAATCAGGTCATTTTTACACTGTACGTACCGCCGGAAACCGGCGGTTATACCATCCGCGAGGTGGGGATATTAACAGATAAAGGGGAACTGTACTCAGTTGCACGTTCACCGGATATTTTAAAACCTACGGACAGCAACGGCGCGCTGATTTCAATCACGTATAAATACACTCTCGCGGTGTCCAGCACGTCTACTGTTAACGTTGTTATTGATAACAGTAGCGGAATGAGCCAGGCAGATGCCGATAAACGATATTTGCAGATAGGTAAAAATTTATCTGAAATTAAAGATAAAGGCACGGTGGCGCAAAAAACGGCGCGAGAAAATATCGGCGTAAATCTTGATAATTATTACACCAAAGAAGACGTTGATGATTTAATTGATGCTAACGATGACCCTGCACCGGCGGTGCCTGCGTTTGCAGCTGTCGGCTCAGTTGTTTATGCTGGATTTACATTCGATAACTCTACTGTAATGCACTATAAACCTGGTGATCAGTTACAAGGTTCGATAATTTCCCCTGCATGCATTCAATGGAAATATACCGGAGGTGTCGGCTCTATGAGCGAAGCCACGCTTACGCTAACTTTTGGAAGTGAGCCATTGCCTGGTATTTGGCAATTGTGCGGACTGATCCCCCAGAGCTATGAGCCATCTTCCGGGGCTGGTGAAGATATCTATACTGGCAAATTTGCAACTAATTTCACGAGGATAGCGTAAAACAAATGATAACAATTGATAACTTTTCAAATATAAAAACACAGCGCTATTCCAGCGCATCGAATAACAGTATTGATATTGTCTGTGACATACAAGGGATCGGTAATGCTATTTTATTTACTGCATCTAAAACAGACTCCACATTATATGGCCGAGAGTTATACGAGCGCGCCGCTTGCGGTGAATTTGGTGATGTTGCTGAATATGTGGCTCCAATTATAATCGAATCAGGAGAGTAAAATAAATGAGCACTAATTTTTTGCACGGCCCCCGCACGCTAGAATACGACGACGGCACAAAAGAAATCAGCACGGTAGATATTTCAGTTATCGGGATTGTTGGTACTGCAACGAACGTCGCAGAGGCTACGAGAGCTTCATTAATGTGGGGTTCATCACTGGCTGATAATCTCGTTGAATTTTCAACGGTATCACCAGGCAGCGACGGTAATAAATGGGTTGTTGAAATTGTAGATATGACGGTTGATGGCGCAACATGCACTCCGGGATACAGCACGCTGCCCGACGGAACAAAAAAATTAACGATGATTACGGAGCTGGGAATGACTCCCAGCAAAATGTATGATCAGAATCAGGGATACAGAGAGGGTAAATCAGACGGAGAATGGATAAATGTAACATTTGGCGGCGATCATTCTGGCACCGGCACAGTATTCGGCCTCCCGCCGACAAATTTATCTGGCGGAACTGATGATGCATTCCCAATTAATTCACCAGTATTAATTGCAGGCAGTCAGAAAAAAGCCGCGCTGCTCGGGAAATACGGGACCCTGCCTACCGCAATTTCTGATATTTTAAATCAGACAGATGCGCTAATCGTTGCCGTTCGCGTTGCCGAGAGTAGCGACGACTCTGATATGAACGAAAATGTTATTGCCGGAATTAACGCGCTGTTGACGTCAGCACAAATTAACGGAGTTACACCACGAATTATTATAGCGCCGGATTACAGCGCCCGCGATGAGGTCGCAGCGCAAATTGAGGTGGTCGCAAATAAACTTCGCGGCGTTGGATATATTGACTCTCCGCATTTAGCTACACCCGCAAATGTTGTAAATCGTCGGCAAAATTTCGGAGCGCGCGTAGAATTGTTGCGTCCCCGTGTTTATTCAACTAGCGACGTAGGCGGGCAATCAAGACCATATTCAGCCATTGCTGCTGGTTTACGAGCCAGGATAGATAACGAAAAGGGGTTTTGGTGGAGCAAATCGAACCAGAATATCTACGGAGTTACAGGGCTTGAACAGGTCGACGATTTTATTATTGGTGAGACAAACTGCACAGCGAACCTGCTGAACGCTAGTCAGGTCAGCACCATCATTCGCTATGACGGGTTCAGACACTGGGGTAACTATCTGTGCAGTCTGGATTCGCAGTGGTCGTTTGAATGCGTTCGTCGAACAGCTGATGTAATTGAGGATTCTATAGCCCGGGCAATGATGACCGATTTTATTGATCGCCCGATAGATCTGCACCTCGGAACAGACGTCGTAGAGTCAATAAACGCATATCTGCATAAATTAGAGGAGCGGGGCGCGATTAACGGAGGTCGGGCGTGGTTAGACGGTGAGTTGAATACAAAAGAAAGTCTGGCTGCGGGTAATCTTTATATTAATGTTGATTTTGGCCCGAAATCTCCGGCACAAACAATTACGTTAATGTACCGCATTAATAATGACTATACAGTTGAAGCACTGGCCTCCCTTTTTAAAGAAACAGCCTGATAATTCGGAGATTAAATATGTCAGACAGCAACGCTTACCGCGCGTTTGCGCTATTCGTGCAGGGCGAACGGGTTTTAAATTGTACTGAATATACTCCTGTCGATATGAAAATAATCGAGGACGAGTTTAAAACAGGCGCGATGGATACAGCCATCACATTAGATGGCGGTATGGAGAAAATGTCAGCCAGTTTTAAAGTTTCGGGTTCTGATTCTGGTGTTATGAGCTATTTCGGGTTAATACCGGGAGTCAAGACGCGGTTTGAAATTCGTAGTGCGTACACAGACTCCTATGGAATAAATTTTGAGCGTATTGATACCTACGAGGGACTTATTACGGCAATCACTGATGACGCTCAGGGGACTGATTCTAAATCGTCAGTGGGGCAATCAGTAACGATTGCGCCGAGCTATTATAAACGAGTTCAAAATGGACGAATTATTTACGAAATTCATCCTGCAAAAATGAAACGCGTTATCAATGGTGTTGATGTTCTTGCGGGCGTCGCTCGAATCCTTCATGTATATTAAAAGGTAAATAAAATGGAATCATTATTAGACAGTATGACTATTACGCTCTCTCGACCATTTATTATTAAGGGCGAGAGCCGCGATACAATTACTATTCGCGAACCAAAATTACGCGACCGCATTATGTTCAGTAACGATAAAAGCGGTCTTGAAGAGCGGACAGCGACAATGCTGGCGCGCCTGGCAAATCTGGAAAGAGAGGATTTATATGCGCTCCCCGCGTGCGATTACGATCAACTGGAGGCCGCGTTTAACGAACTGGTAAAGCACCCGAAAGACCGACATCAGATATAGTTATTCTGATTCCGTTTATTGCGAAAAAACTTGCCATCCCGCCTGATACGCAAATGGACCTGCCGTATCGGGTTTTTAATTTCTATGTAAACGAGGTCATGAAAACCGATGGCTATTTCTCAAAACTTTAAAACGCAGGTTGTATTCGGGGGGCGAATAGACCCGTCGTTTCGGCGCGGTACAACAGAACTCAACGACGCCATTCGGCAGACGTCGTCTACTGTCGGAAAATTAACGAAAAGCCAGGATAAATTAAAAGACAAAATCGCAGCAATGAAACTGGCAGGTAAAGATGTCTCTGATTTATCTGCTCAGTATCAAAAGCTGGACCGTCGGATAAAGGCGACAACGCAGGACCAGGAGGCGCTGAATACCCAGCTTGCTAAAAAACAGCGGCTGGAGAAGTGGACGGGGCGCGCAAAAGGTGCTGCAAAATGGGGCGGACGAGCCACCGCAGGTGCGGTGAGGGCCACGGGACGGGGTATCAAATGGGGGACGCTGGGGGCCGTGGGTCTGCTCGGCGGCGCGACTGCTGGCGCGCTGGCAATGAATGCAGAGACGTCAGAAAAACTCGGTCTGGCGAAGTCCTACGGTGTTGGCATCGAAAAATACGCTGCGTGGGAAAATATTGGTAAAGCTGCGGGCCTGAACGGCGAAAATGTTGGTGACCTGTCAGAAGAACTTACAAATAAAATCGGCGAAATCGGAAACGAAAAAAACCTGAACCCCATGTTGTTTCAAATTGGCTTGACAAAAAAACGGATGGCTAAATGGGATCGAGAAAAACAGTTCAATGAAGTTATGCGGCGTATCTCTGAAATGAAGGATGATCAACAGGCGGCGAGTCTGGCTGATCAGCTAATGGGGGGAGAGGCTAATAAAATAATGACCTATATGCGGGCGACTGGTAAAAGCTGGGAGCAGACTATGTCGGACGCTCAAAAATCAAACCTGCTAACGAAAGAAGGGGCTGAGGGTGCAGCGCGCGCGCACGTATCCGTCACGAATCTGTGGGGGGCAATCACATCGGGGCTGGCAGATACTCTCGGGAAAATCGGAGGGGAACTCGCGCCGACGTTTGACGCTATGCGAGACGGGCTGGCATCCTGGTTTAAAGAGAATCAAGGGGGGGTTGTTGATAGTATTAAAGAATGGGTTAAGCCAGAAAATATGAAAAAACTTTGGGAGGGGATAGTCAGTTTTGGCGAGGCGTGCGTTAAATTCGGAAAAATAATTTGGGCAGTCGTAAAAAAACTGGAGTGGTTAATCCCGGACGAGAAAACAGACGAGGAACAGCGCGTATATAACGAAGAATATAATAAAGCGTATCAGGAATTCATGGATAGTGGTGGTAAATATTCACCGAACCCAGGACTGGCAGCAGATAATGTAGCAAAAGCAAAAGCCGACGAAGCCGTGGATAATATGCGACACCCTGAACGTCTTGCTCGTGCAAAATCACAGGCTGAATCAATGCTCTCGTTTGCTAACCCGTTTACTGGATTAATAAATAAAGACTCAACGCCTGAATCACAAAACTCAGCAACGTTGAATATTGACGCGCTGAGACAGGCAGTCGCAACTCCAGCGCCAGAGCAAAACAATAAAATTGAAATCAATATTATCGGAGCAGCAGATCCACAATCAACACAGCAGGCTGCCGCATCGGGTGTGCTCGACGGGCTGAGACAGGTTGCGAGTTCGTACAATCGTGGTGCAATGTTTGATAAACCAGCGGCGGCGGGGTGACAATGAGTGATGCAATAAACGGTGCTGAGGATATCATGCTCGGTTTGGGTGATTTCATTTTTGCTATATCAACAGTAGCGTACAACAAACTGCAACGTAGTGACGCCTGGCGCTGGGCTCAGCAAACACGATTCGGGAAAAACGACGCATTGCAGATAACCGGACGACCGAACCCCACAATCACGATCGATGGGAAAATAAACGCGTTATTCCTTGATGGGTGCGGCATTGGCTTGTTAACAGATTTGCGGGCACTGGGGAACTCGGGAGAACCCCAGCAACTGGTGCTGGGGACCGGGGAGGTGAAGGGGTACTGGGTTATCAGGGAGTTAACAGAAACGCAAAACAGTTTTCTGAAAGGAGGGACCCCAAAATCGCAGGACTTTTCACTCACGCTCGAATATTATGGAGCTTCGCTAGATTAATACAAAATCAAGCGCTACCAGAGCACTTAACAAGTATAAAAATAATAAAAAAAACTACGAGCATAAATGTAAAACAACCTGATGGTATTTTTTTTGACGCCGAAATACTAATACCTCTCCGACTACTAAAATTAATTCTCATTATGAAATCCTTTTAATTAATGGGGCCCCAAATGATTACATACACTACACGGGACGGTGACCGTCTCGATCAGATCTGCCTTGCTGTCTACGGGAGAACAGCAAAAACGACAGAAACCGTGTTATATCAAGTTTTAAATTACGGCGTAACGGATATGTGTGCCGTGTTTCGTGCAGGAGAAAAAATTGTTTTACCAGAAATCGACCCCGAACCGGCTAAAAAAGAAACGCAATTATGGGATTGATGAATGAGTGATTACGTAAATACTGGCGTGGAAGCATGGAAGCCCAATTTTTATATATCTGCTGATAATGAAAACATCACGGATAAAATAAGAAAAGGTTTGATCAATATCACGCTCACAGATTATGGTGGTTCGAGTAAACAGACAGACGAATTACGCGTAGCAATCGTTTCTGAAACTCTGAAAATTCCGGCCCGCGGAGTAAAAATCAGTATTGGGCTCGGTTTCGGTAATCAGATAATTGATAAGGGTGTATACATCGTTGATGGTGCGAGCAGTGGCGGTGAACCCCGGGTAGTTGATTTCACAGCAAAAGCAGCTCCGATGAACGCATCAAAAGGCTCTCCGACAGTTCAGAGCAAAAAAACTCGCTCCTGGAGCGACGTCACTGTCAGCAATATCGTTGCAACAATAGCGAGCGATAACGGGCTAAAACCTCGCGTATCAAAGCGGTTTGCAGACAACATTATCACGCAGCTCGATCAAGTCGGCGAGTCAGATATGCACCTGATGTCGCGGCTCGCAACGAGATTCGATGCGGTGAGTAAACCCGCGGGCGGGTACTGGATATTCCTGCCGCGCGGCGCGGGCGAATCTGTTAGCGGAGCACCGCTTCAGCACTACACGCTCACGCGTCGTGATAACTCAAGCTGGGGTTATTCGAGAAATGGACAAAACGGTGATAGTGGCGGAGGTGGCGAAAATGCGGAGCCAACGTATTTGATCAAATATCACGATACAGCAACGGGGCAGATCAAAGAATTGCGTACGGGCAGTGGCGGCGATCCTGTAATCGAGTGGCCGGCAGTGGAGCCGTCGCTTGATGCAGCGAAAGAAGCTGCGCCAGGACTCAAGGGCGGTGCAGCTAAAAAAGAGTTCTCCATGACTTACACGACGCCCGCGACGCTCGATTTAGTATCGCTGACTGCAGAATGCAAAGTCACAACACAAGGATTCGGGACAGAGGAGGACCGAGACTGGACAATCAATACGTTGACGCTGACGCTGGCTGAAAACGGATTCTCTGCGCGACTGTCGCTGGAGTAAATGAAATGGCAATAATATCGGGTGTATACGCAAATGGGGTCGGCGAGCCCGTTGTCGGCGTTCAGTTAGTATTAACAGCACGGGGCACGAGTTCACGCGTAGTAATGACCACTGTTGTAGAGCAAGAAACAGGCGCGGCGGGTGAGTACAAATTTGATATGAAGCCCGGAGTTTACGTTGTCACTGCTAGTGCGGCATATCTCGGCGTGATTAACGTTAACCCGGACAGTGTTGACGGCACGTTAAACGACTATTTGACTAATTTTAGCGCAGACGAACTGACGCCAGCTGCGTTGGCGGAGATCCAGGAACTCGTTGCCACAGCACAAGCCGCTGCCAGTGTTGCCAGCGCCGCCGCCGCTGCTGCTGCGCAGATTTCGACGGCAGCGGCAGGGAGCGCCAGATTTGAGAATTTTGACGAAATTATCAATGTCAATACAACAGCAATGCTGGAGCTGGAAAAACCGGAGGTGTTAGATCCGGATATTGCAATAACTATCACAGAGACGATTAATTATAACTATATTGGCCCGGTAAACGGATTTTGCGACGTTACTAGCCCGCTTGAATATAAAATTCAAATGTACGCCTACACAACAGGCGAATATTTTAACGGCGAAACAAATTTAACAGCGGACGGGAAGTTTTCTTTTAAACGTTCCTGGGCTGGTGCAAAACAATTCAGATTGGTGCGCGTAGCAGATAGTAAATGGATCACTACGCTGGAATACCCGCTGTGTATTCGCAGTTACTGGATGCCCGCTGACGCCGATCCCGAGGTAGTCAGCGTCATGAAAGACCGTTGCTACACATATGATCAGGCGTGCGCGGCGCTGGCACTCATGGCGCAGAATCACGAGGCGGTAGAGCGTTATGTTACGGGTCTGTGCGCCCTGGTGGGTGAAAACGGCGGCATTAAATTTTTTGTTAACCGGCTGTCCGCACAGTCCTCCCGCGAATATTACCGCACGGGTAACGCGGCGTGGGTGTTGTACGCCCTGGCATTCTATCTGAGCAAATACCCTACCGGCAGTAACGCTGAGTTAGCGCGCGCGAAATTAAACGCCGGGCTAACCTGGCTGGACGGTCTGAAGGTTGACGCCAGCGGCGACCCGCGCCACGGCTTATACATGGGCGGCAACGGTAAATATCTGGAGGACGGATCATTTGATCCGAATTATGTTGCGACCTGGTGCGCGCTCGAGCACAACGTTGATATTTATTTTTTATTCGAACTCGTTGGACGGTTAACCGATTTTACCGGATACGAACTGCGAGCCACCACGCTGGCTGCAAATATCGTGGAAAAATTCTGGATTGAGAGCGAGGGGCGATTCCGGCAGGGCGTGCACATTGACGGCCCGGACAACGCCGCAGCGCTGGATCAATCGAGTTGGGGCGGGATATTCGCAGTAAAAGCCGCGCCGGAGTTGGCGGAAAAATGCCGCCGTTATATGGAAAGATTCCGGTTCGGCACACTGGAGAGCACCGGTTATACACCGTATCACCCGGACTACGGATACAGCGGCCATAGCCGTGGCGTGTGGACCGAGGGTACAGCGGGTGTAGCACTATTCGAACGTGCGCTAGGGAACGAGCAGAGAGCTACCGATCTGATCGCGGGATTAAAACCACTGCGTAATGAATACGGCTATCGCGACTCATGCGACGATAAAAAATACGACACACTGCCGGACTGGCCGTCGACTACAAACACCGCTTGGGTTATTTTAACATGCAAGCCGGCGGGGTTTTGGTGCGTAGATTTCCCGGTATTGGACGTTGGTATCGTCAGGTACTGACAATTATAATTTTTGGAGTTTTTTATACATGGTCGTTAAAAATATTCTTGCCTTTGGGATTATGTGTGCGCTTGCTGGTTGTGCAACCAAGCCAGTCTCAAACGAGCAGGCTACTCCCGTTCCAGAAAAACAGGTAATCAATAGCGCAATACTCGAAAAAAGAGATGGGACAGGAGAGGTGATCATCAAGCGTGATTCGGGTTTCTTTGGGAGCGCGTGCTTTTCCCGTGTTTATGTTGATGGTAAAGAGGTGGCAGATTTAGGTACAGCTCAGAAAGTCGTTGTATACCCAACGATTGGTGATCATGTCTTCAGCGCGTGGCCAAAAGGAGTATGTGGTGGTGGCATGAGTGAGCAGGCGGGCAAGGTGACAACAGATCGTACTTTGATGTATCGCATAGGTTACGGTTCAAACGGTGAATATGGCATTCACCCAACTGCGTTTTAA